ATGAACATGGCCGATGCCATGCGTGAAATCTGTGGTTTCCCTCTCATCGTCACCTGTGCCTACCGCTCCCCTGAATGGGACCTGGCCAAGAAACGCAGCGGCTCCGGTCCGCACACCCACCGTACCGCCCTTGACTTCCGCTGCACAGACAGTGCCAAGCGTTTCGCCATAGTGGCTGCCGCCATTCAGGTCGGTTTCCGCCGTATCGGCATCGGTAAGACCTACATCCACGTAGATAATGACCCCACCAAGCCGCAAGGCCTCATGTGGCATTATTATGACTCATAAAGACAGCAAGCAGATAGCAAACCGTTTTTTTTCATTTGTAAGGTTATTAGGTAATTCAGTCTGATTATCATTATGAATTAGGTTTTGTAATTAGTTGTGTCTGTTATTCAGATGCTCTCTGATTGCAGCGTATGGAGGCCGTCCGTGAGGATAGCCTCCTTATCGTTTCTCATATTGTCCCACCCTCCGCGCTGTCGCTAAGTACCTTTGATTATATAAAAAAGTTATCCCAGTTATGGCAAAACAAGCAGATAAACCCGCTAAAGATAACAGCCGCATCCCCGATGTCATACATCGCGTCTCCGTCAAGAAATTCTCCGAGTATGCCCGTAAGATGGCAAACAATGGATACGTGGTGCTCACACCGGGTCGTCATGTCGTACCCAATGACAGCTCCGATATCTCATGGGGAGCCTTCATCTCCTCCTCTCTGCGTTCCAACACGCCAAATTCACGTGTCGGCTATCCCGTTCTCTATTTCCCTGAGGGCAATGAGATAACTGCAGGCACCGAGGGTAAGGGTACCGATAAACTCGGCTACATAGAGTGGGGTTACGGCAATACCCTGCCCAATATCGTCTCTATGCTCGTACATCTGCTGCCATACACCGCCTCCGGAATCAAGTTCAACACTGACCTCTGTGCCGGTCTCGGTCCCCAGCCTATGTATGACATATCGCAGTACGTAGGTGGCAACATCACCACTCGTTTCATCCGTTACAAGGATGCCGGCACATTCCTTCACGGCCAGATTCAGGATAAGCAGCGTGAACTCCTACGCCTGCAGGCTGCCTGGGGCAACATCCCCCTTGACCTCGGCATGGAGACCGATGACACCGTACCGTCTGACTCCGACACCAAGGATAAGCAGCCCGTCAAACTCACTGCCGATGCTGAGGAAACCTACAATGACCTCGTAGCCTCGCTCCGTGACCAGATAAAGAAACTTAAAGAGGCTCTTGAGGACTGGGAAAAGACCTCCCCTCTCGTTCAGGAGTTCCTTGAAAGCAACAACCTCCCGCAGACCTGGCTCTCGCTCGTGCTTGATCAGGAGCTTTTCAACATCTGCTTCCCCGAGTTGCTGCTTAACCAGCAGGATATAGACCCTGACACCAAGAAACCCGTCAAGACCGAGAACTGGAAACCTCGTGTAGTAGGTATCACCTACCGCCCCTGCCATACCACCCGTCTTGAACGTATGGATAATTTCGGGCACATCAACTACATCTATAGCTGCAACCGCTGGCTTGACCCTTGGGGCCGTAACTCCATGCCTCGTGACAGTGAGATTAAGGCCATTCCCGCTCTTAACGCCGCCTCACCCCTTGACTCCCTCAAGGCTAAGATACGTGAGGCCCGTGAAAAGAAAGTCCCCACAAAAGACCGTCCCACCCGCTTCGTGCTGCCCTCCGCCTATCCGTCCGAGGGTCGCCCCTACTATCCTACCCCCGCTTGGTGGAGCATCTTTGGTGGCGATATCTATGAGTACATCTCAACAATCATATCAGACCGCCTCTCACGTAAGCGTAACAGCAATGTCATAGGCCGTGTCATCTATTTCAATCAGGACTATCTGGCACAACTCTATATGAGTTCTCAGATATCCGGTGATCCTGATAAACAGGCTCAGATGCGTGATGAACTCTACCATCAGATCAACACCTGGCTCAGTAACCGTGACAATGCCGGTCAGTCTCTCATCGGCTTCACCTTCACAGGTTCCGATGGTAAGGAACATAAGAGTTTTGAGATTGCCGAGATTGAATCCAACAGCAAGACCGTGGCCGATGCCAATGAGAAAGAGACCGCCGAGATAGCCTCCATCGTCTTTATGTCAATGGGGCTCGATGCCCGCCTCATGGGTTCCACCCCCGTCTCCGTCGTCAGTGGTGGCGGTGGCTCAGACCTCCGTGTACGCTACCTGCTGCGTCTCATCCTCAAGTCACCCGCCCAGAACATAATGCTCAAGCCGCTTGAGGTCCTCTCCCGTTACAATGAATGGGATCACCGCCTTGTATGGCAGGTACAGCGTGAGGTCATGACCACCCTTGACCGCAGCAAGACCGGTGTTACCGGAGCCGCTGCCGATGATGTTACCTCTAATCAGTAAACCCTTACTCGCTATATGGCACAAGGATTATTGCTCTCCTCAGGATCTCCGCTTATAGGCTCGCCTATCGTCTATCAGGTACAGGCCGCCGTCATAGCAGGTGAGTGCGCGTTCCATCGCGTCAAACTCACCGTGACCGCCGTGCTTGAAGGTGATCCCGTATCCCGTCAATCCGTATCCGTCCTCTCCTCTCCTGCCGAGAGTGGTGAGACCCTCAAGTTTGACATCTCCTCCTGCCTGCGTGCCGTAGCTGAGAACTTTGAGCACTCCTATACCCCGCCCCAGACCAATTACCCCCGCATCTGCTACAAACTCTCCGCATGTGATGAGTACATGCAGAACGGTGAGACTCATGATAACGTAGGTGTCGTCAACTCACCCGCCGATGGTGTTACACCCGCCTGGTACTACAATATCATGGGTGCCTTCTCAGACCTTGAACGTCTGCTCTCCCCGTCTGCAGGCCGCAGCGTACAGCGTCTCTCCCGTAAGCCCTCCTCCGCCTTGGAGGTGGTTGCCGTAGGTGAGTCCGTCGTGGTACCGCAGTCCTACGCCACCGCCCAGACCTGTGAGGTCGTCTCTGCCGGTCCCACCGTACAGGTGGCTGCCGTAACGCAGGGAATGAGCGGAGTCCAGACCCTTGCAGGCCGTCAGTTCTACGTCATCCCCGCCGCCAGTGACCGCTATGAGTTCCGTTTCGTCAACGGATTCGGAGTACTGGAGAGCATCTCCGTACACAGCCTGCGCCGCTCCGAGATGAACGTAACAACCGAGGAGAATATCCGCGCCATTCAGGAGCAGTTCGCCTCCATGTCCCGTGCCAGCGTCCATAAGAGCAATGACTATGAGGTTTGGAAACTCTCCTCCGGTCCGCTCAACCCTGACTGGCAGAGCTGGTTCATGCACGAGTTCCTCATGTGTTCTCAGGCCTGGATCCACGTCGGTACCGCATGGATACCCTGTCATATACTACCTGATGAGACCGTCACCGGCCTCAACCGCGTAGAGAATGACATCTGTGAGACCCTCTTCTCGGTGCGCCTTGACATCAACGGCTCGCCCTTACAATCTTTGACAGTTTAATTCATAACAACAATGCAACACGTCATTCACCTCTCATTCAAACCGCTCATCGGCATTCTTAATAGCTGGTTCGGTTCTATCCCAAGGCTCATAGCAGCCCTCATCGGCATGGTATGGGCATATCTGCAACCCACCTTCCCCTACGCCTTGGTATGTGTCATGGCCGTTGTCATAGACTGCATCACAGCAGCCCGTCTCAACCGCCGTATCAAACGCCACTTCCCCAACTCCAAGGCCGATGGCAAGATCAAGTCCGCCCGTATGAGCAAGATGATTCAGGACCTGCTTGTGGTATGGCTCTGCATCCTCCTTGCTACCGGTGTCGATGAAAAGCTGCTTGGTCATCTCGGAGGTCTCCACCTGGGTCAGTACGTTGCAGCCATCTTCGTGGTCTGCACCGCTGTCAGCATATTGGAGAATGAGAGCAGTTGCAACGGTGCCGCCTGGGCACGTCTGGCACAGAAGATAGTAGCCAATAAGGTATCCCGCCACATAGACATCCCCGAGGATGAACTTGACCGTATCCTCCACGAGCACGCCAAGGAGAAAGAGAAATCCGCCTCTAAGGAAACTCCGGAGACCTGAACTATCAACTCTTAACTGTACTGCAAATGAAACATCGTCT